TATCTCGGGACTCCTCAGACTACCTTTACTGTTTATCGTAAGTTGGCTGAGCGTAACTACCGTCCGTTCGTTTGGCCCAGTAGATACCCCAGAAAAGATAAGCTATCCCAGTACGAAGGATTACTAGCTCCTCAGATCCAAGAAGATCTGGAAGCTGGTGTAGATGAATGGTCAGTAACAGACCCTGACAGATTCGCAGATGACGACCTAATAGAACGTGAAGCAGCTATGGGTCGTTCTAACTACATGCTTCAATTCCAACTAGACACCTCACTATCCGATGCAGAGAAGTTCCCCCTCAAGATGGCTGATCTTGTGGTTACTAGCGTTAACCCTTCAACTGCTCCTGATACTGTTGTATGGTGTTCAGATCCGTCAAATGTTATTAAAGACCTCCCAACAGTTGGTCTCCCCGGTGACTATTTCTACTCCCCTATGCAACTCAATGGAGAGTGGACTAACTACACAGAGACTATATGTTCCGTAGACCCCTCTGGAAGGGGTGTAGAAAGTACAAAGTAACTAAGTTAGTAATTGAGACAAACTTCGGAGATGGTATAGTCTGCGAGCTATTTAAGAAACATTTACAACAAACAGGACTAGCTATAGATGTAGAGGAGGTAAGAGCTAATGTACGTAAAGAAGATAGGATCATTGACGCTCTTGAGCCTATCCTTAATCAGCACCGTCTGGTTGTCGATAGAGGCGTCGTGGAGTGGGACTATAAGTCAAACAAGAATGAAGCCCCAGAACTCCGTCTTCTATACATGTTATTCTACCAAATGTCTAGGATGTGTAGAGAAAAGGGTGCAGTTAAACACG